TCAGATGACCTCCTTGGGAAATTCAAAACACGCCACGACACGGCGGCGCCAGGGCGTACTCAGCGGGCTCTCGATCACGCCGTGCCGCGAATACGCATGGATAAAGCGCGGGGCGCTGCCCGCTTCGGAAAGGATGCCAAGATGTTTGGCGACAGCGCTTTGACGCATTCGGAACAACAACACATCGCCGGCGGCGGCCTGATCCGTACTTTTGGGCGTCAAATGGCGCAGGGCCGCTTCCCACAACCGCTCCTCGCCCTGCGGCTCTGACCAATCCATGGAATAAGCGGGCACTGCTTCAGGCTCTTGCCCGTATACCTCGCGCCAAACGCCCCGAATAAGGCCCAGACAGTCACTGCCTGCGCCGCGCATGGCAGTCTGATGCACATAAGGCGTGCCGATCCAGTTGCGAGCAACCGCAACGATGCGTGCGCGGCTCATCTTAACGATCCGCCGCTGTTCACGTTCTTGCTGCTCGGCACCGATACAACCCAGTCCTCGCCAGGCAGATCAGGAAAGCCCTGATAGTTATCGAAATTATTGAACTTGAGCCGACAGGTCTCCACCCGTTTGTCGCAGCCTGCAACAAGGCGCACCTGCGTGCCGACCTCTACCGCACCGCGCACCGGCTCCCATAGCTCGATCACTCTTGCGTCGCCCTCGATGCGGTCCGATTTGATTGTCCCCCACAAGCCTTGCGCAGGCCCGCTGAGGATTTCCAAACGCCCACGCGTGAACCAGTCCTGATCAAAGGACAGGAAGTCCCGCCAAATGAAACGTCGCGCGCCCTCTACCGTTTGAACCGGCAAACTCTGCGCATAGTTTTCCTGCGCCAGATTAAAGCGGCAGTTGGTATCGCCAAGCACAGCCGAACAGGGCTTTTGATACACCCGTCCCAGAGGTCTGTTGAGCCCCTCAGTCAGTCCTCTCAGCTCTGCGCGAAATCCACCACCAGCGCGCGTCAACTCTCCCAGATGGCCACGAAAGTTCAACCAGTGCTGCGCAGGGTCAGCCCAGTTAACCAGCCAAGCCCGGACTTCGGCACCATCAAAACGCCCCTGCTCAATCTCGTCTTCGCGCAGGGATGCATCAGACAAAGCACCAAGCGCTTCGGAGTTGTCGACAGAAAGTCCGGTAGATTGCGCCAGCGCCAACGCACTCAGGCCAGTGTCAGCGCGGAATTCGTATCCCGCAAAACGCAGCGGTAGATCATGGTCGGTAAAGGCAAAGACCACACCGTCTTTGCGCGTAATTGCCCAAGCGTGGCAGACGGTGGTCAGCCCACCGCCCAAGTGCGTGGCCAGTTCGGTGTTGAAGCTATCCATCACACGCGTACCTCGCGGACTGGAATATCGGGGACCTGCCCTGCGTGAAAGCTCGCGATGTTCGTCAAGAGGCTGTCACTGTCAAAGCGCACAGGCACATCGAACTGATAGCCGGCAAAAATTCGTGTGTCCGGATCGGGTGGATGGTTAAAGGTAACCACTCCCGTTGTCTCATCCACGGCATAGTCAATTGTTTCTTGCTTATCGTCCTGCTCCACCGCGATCAGAACGGTGCCTTTCACCGGCTTTGTGATGGGTCTGGCATAGCTGTGCTCCCCGGAGCGGTATGTCTTGATCAACTGAAATTCGGTTGTCACACCGTCGCCGGTCGCGATCTTCTGGTCGCCACGGGCGATCTCTGCAGAAGGTTTCGCGGATTTGTAATCCGACCAGTCCTTCCAGCGAAAGCCGTACATCTGGCCGTAGCGCGCTTCGTAAAACGCAATCACGGCCTCCACATCGTCGAGTGAACGCAGCCCGAGCCCCGCATCATAGACGCGCCGCGAATGAGCCCACGGCGTGTTGCGCTCTTCATATCCGTTGGCCAACGCAACCACGTCGACCCTACGTTGCGGGCCTCCCAACGCGCCGAAACTCAGATCAGCCGGAAATTGTACCTCGTGAAAGTTCATTTCGTATTCCCTCTTACCGGTTTTTCTGGCCAGCGCTCAGGGCGCGGCTCATCTGGGCGGCGATTTGGCCGCGCGAACGCTGGAAGCCAGCGACATCAGGGGTGGAGATATTCATCACCACCGTTGGCGCGGATGTACCTCCACCACCGGCACGTACGCCCAGCTTGCCATCGGGGCCGCGCGCCAGTGGCATAATCGCCTCTGGTCCGGCTTCCCCCATGACTCCCATGCCGCCACGCATCCCGAAATGCGTGGCCTGACTGACAACCCCGCCATCCGCAAAAGGCATCACGCGCCCTTGACTGAACGGGGCACCGTTTGCAAAAGGCAGAATACCCTGCACCAATCCCGTGACACCTTGGGTCAGCAAGCCGCCAAAGTGATCCGCGACCGGCTTGATCGCTGCGTTGTAGGCGCTGTTTGAAAGCGACTGCGCCACGGTGCTCAGCGCATCTGACAGTTTCATCCCGTCAAACACCGCCCCGTCAAAGGCCTTGCGCAAACCGCGGCTCAGACCCTTTTCCAAAGTCGCCACGTCTTTGCCCGTCGCTGAAAGTGAGGTGCTCATCCGGCGCAACTCGCTGTCAAAGCCCGATACCAGAATACTGGTCTGGCCCAGCGTCTGGTTAAGCGATTGTGCATCTGTTGCCAGATCGTCAAAACTCTCGTCATTCATCATCTAGATCCTTTGTCTTGTCGGGATAGGCCGCCATCAGAGCGGCCAATCCGGCACTTAGCATCGGTGCTTCACCAGCCTTGCTTCCCAGCATCATCTGCAACTCTGCAGGCGTCAGCGCCCAGAAGGCGTCAGGGGTCAGCCGCAAACCGTACAGCCCTGCGCGCATCAGCGCGGGCCAGTCGAAACCCGAACTCATGGCTGCACCATGAACGCCCGTGCCAACAGCTCTGCGGCGGCTTGGGCCGCGCGCATCGGGCCGCCCCCGATCTCGGCCTGTGCAAGCGTGTCGGGGTTCATATCGACCCCGCCGCCGCGCAGTCCCGCAGATAAAAGCGCCAACACGTCCCGCGTATTGAACCCGCCCGTTTCGAACCGCTGCACCAGCGCCATAAGCGATGGCTCGGCCAGTTCTTCTTCCAGCTCCGCCAAAGCACCCAGCGTAAGCCGCATGCGGTGGTGCTGATCGTTCACAACCAGCGCCACCTCTCCCCTCCACCGATTTTCCATGATTACTCAACCGGATCGACGTAAGGGATGAATTGCAGCTGCCCCGCCGAGGCAAGCGACAGCTCATACGTCGCCTCGCCGTTAAGCTGACCTGCATACTCCAGCGAAGTCACCTGAAAGGGTCCCTCAACGATTCCGAACTGGGGGATCACCACCTGAAAATTCGGTGTCAGCCCATCGAAAAGCAACTGGCGTGCACGTTCGTCTGTGGCTTCGTCACGAAACACGCCAGAGCCACTGATCGCAGCTGACCGCACACCGGCCCCCGCCAACAACTCGCGCCAGCCGCCCTCACTATCAAGTGCTGTCACATCAACCGCCTCGGCGTTGAAACTGATGCGCGTCGCGCGCAACCCTGCGATGGTCTCGAAGTTGCCATCGGTGCTCATATCCACTTTGACCAAAAGGTCTTTACCTGCTTGAACAGCCATCTCGTCTTACTCCTGTAGTGTGCCGTTTGGCGTTGAGAATTACTTGCCCGTGGTCGGGCCCTTGTTGTCAGTCGTCCTGCACCCGCGCCCGAAACCGCAAATCAATCTGGCGCGCACTTGCCGCATCAATGCGCCGCGCCGTCGCACGCTCGAACCCAAGAGAAATCAGCCTGCCGCGTGACAGCTCCAGCTCGGCATCTTGCAGGGCGTCACTGACTGCCGCTGCCGCTGCTTTGGCGGTGGCGAAACCGGGGCTCGTGGTGATCACCGAAACAGTCAGAAAGTGGACCGCCCCCGCACCACTGCCGTCAGACGCCTCACGTACTGTCTCGGAGCCCAGTCGGACGTAGATATCTGGCACGCTGCCCGCAGGCACAGCATCATAAATGCCGGTCCCGACAAGGGCGCTCAGCGCGACATTCTGGCTCAAAGCTGTGAATACAGCGGCCTGAAGGGCACCTGAAATTGCATAGCTCATACGACCTGCTCCTCTTGGGCAAAGCAGGCCAGATAACGCCCCTCGGGGTCATGCTCGGCCACTGCTTCGATGGTAAAAATGCGCTCACCTTGACGAAAGCGCTGCTGCGCGGTCGGACGCTCTGGACACCCCACGGCTGCACCACGCACAATGATCCGGTAGGCCATGCGGCTGATTGGCGCGCCGCTCTGCGCGGTCTCGCGTCCGCTGCGCGGCGTGACCTCTGCCCAAAGCGTGCCAACCGGCACCCACCCCTGAACAAAGCCGCCTGCGCCATCGCTCAGCTCGGCTGGCGCTTCAAGAACCAGCGCTCGGTTCAGTCTTGGCACGCTCATGACTGTGCTCCGCTGCGGCCAAGGCGCAATGTGCGGTAACGCTCGACCAGCGACGTCACACCAAACGGCATGCAGCCGTCACTCAGCGCTGTGTCATGGCGGTATTCGTAGTAATGTGCAGCCAGCATCAACACGGCCTGTTGCATGTCAGCAGGGACATCCTCCCATTCGGGACCATACCCCGCCAGAAACCGCACGCGCAGCTCACCACCTGTTTCCGGAGCGGGAAGGCTAGCTCCAGTGGCGCGCAAGCGCGGGGTGTGACCGTCACGCTCCAACCAATAAAGACCGGCATTCACCAACTGCTCGATCCCGCTGCGCGTCACACGCTGCACATCGGCGATCACGGTGACCGGTGCCACTGTCAGCGCCAAGGCATCAGCAGCGCCGAGCGCGGACACCACCAGCGTGAACTCCCGCGCGATCAATACCTTGCCTGTCCGCGCCTCGATCGCAGCCATGGCGGCGCGCAGGAAGCTGCCCAAAACCGCATCTTGCAGCGTGTCTTCAGCAAACCCGGACCCCATGCGCAAATGCGCCTTGAGCGCCGCAACCGGTAAGGCCGCATCCGGCACATTTGTTTCTTCGATCAACATCCCAAAGCCTCTCTCAAACTTCACGTCAAAATTCCGGCCTGGCAGGCCACCCCCCTTGCCGAACGCACGCCCTCCTTCGTCATTGCTCGGTCGGAGGGGAGCAGCTAGACAATGCGAAGGGGAAGTCAGGGCGTGCGCCCGGACCGAAGCAGGTCTCCCCGCTCCGGCTTCGGCACCCGTTTTACGAAGTGCCGAATTTCAGAAGCTTGATCGCGGCAAAGTCGCTTACGTCGCCACCCACACGCTTGGTCGCATAGAACAGTACATGCGGCTTGGCGCTGAACGGGTCGCGCAAGATGCGCAGATCAGGACGCTCGGCAATGGTATAGCCTGCCGCAAAGTCACCAAAGGCCATCGCTGTCGCGTCTGCAGCGGCATCAGGCATGTCTTCTGCAATCAGCACCGGATAGCCCATCAGACGTGCAGGCTCACCAGCGGCCAAACCGTCAGACCACAAGAAACGGCCATCCATGTCCTTAAGCTTACGCACAAGGCCCGCAGTTTTGGAGTTCATCACAAAAGACGCATTAGCGCGGTACTGTGCGCCAAGCGCATAAACCACGTCCACAATTGCATCCGCAGTGACTTCACCAGCCAGACCCGTTGGCACATAGCCCAGATTGCCCCAGGCCCAGACATCATTGTCCACGGTGCTGTGGGCAAGGAAACCCTTGGGCTTATCGATGCCGTCACCGTTGATAAATGCACCCGCTTCGGCACGGGCAAACTTGTCTGCGATCCGGCCCGCCAGCCAGCCTTCAATGTCGAAAGCTGCGTCATCCAGAAGGCGCTGAGACGCTTTCGGCAATGCGCTCAGCTCATGCAGCTGCACGGTGATACGGTCGATCTGTGGCGTATCGCTTTCGCCGATGGTAGACGCCTCGGTCGCCCAACCCGCACCAATATCCGTGTGGTCTACCAGCACGTCATATGACGTTGCCTCGACGTTCACGACCGTGGCAATCGCACGGATAGAGGCCGTGGTGTTCAGCACGGATTTCACGATGTCAGAGGTTTGTGGATCAACCAGATAACCACCGTCAGAGTTCACTGCTGTGGACAGTGCTTTGCCCTCCAGCTCAAGACCACGCAGGCCATCATCATCGCCACAACGCACATAGGCGTTAAAGGCTTTCTTATGCGGCGCACCCGCATCTGTGGCCCCGGCCAAAGGTGTGCGCGCAGCAGTCAGTGTTTTACGATCCAGCATGGTCATTCGCTCTTCTGTTTGTTGAAGTTTGGTCTCAATTTCGGCTTGGAAGCCCTTGAACTGTTTGACAAAGCCGGTCACGGCCCGCCGCACGTCCTCAGCCGGGGAAAGCTCCGCGGCATCTCGTTCGGTATCGCTCATCTTGCGTCCCCCTTATGGTTGCTTGTGCGTGGGCGTGATCTCGGCTGTTGCCGCATCAAAAACCCCCGCCATGTCACGCAGGATGTCACCAAGCCGGACCAAACCGTCCGCCTTTGCCCCCACCCGCGCACTGGGCAGCATCGGGAAGGTCACCAGCGACACCTCCCAAAGCTCCAGTTCCTGCAAGAGCCGCTGGCCCTTGGTATTCTTGCTGGCTTTCACCGTGCGGTAGCCGATCGATAGCCCGTCAATCGCCCCCGCTTCGATCAGGGCAATCGCCTCGCGGCCCTTCTCGACGGACTTCAGAATGCGGCCTTTTACGAACAGGCCACGCGAATCCTCGCGGACCTCGTCCCAGACACCAATCGGCTGTGCCGGATCATGCTGCCAAAGCATCTTCACACCGCGATTGGCCGCCTTCAGCGCCATCAAGCTCGCGCCATAAGCACCGCGCTGCACCACATCATTGCCCTGATCCACCGCGTCGAAAAAGCTGGCGTAGCCCTTGATCTCGACGCCGCCGTCAACCTTGGCCACCTCGTCAAATTGGACAAACTTCCGCTCAAGGGCAGGCAAGCCGCCGCCGTTCTCCGCGCCAGGCGCGAAGTTGTTGCCACTCATATCCATCGTATTCTCCTGTTTTCTGTTCAGCCCGCAGGCGCCACCACCAGAAAGGACTGCACCGCCTGCGCGAGGATCACGGCTACCACACCGTAGACCGTCAGCCACAGCCGCCGCTCCAGCCGTTCCATCATCACCTCGATCCGATCCAACCGTTTGACCAGGTTTTCAAAGTGGATCGCACTCACGCGCTCATGCGCCTGCAAGCGCATCCCCGGCGCACATTGAAATCGCTCAACCGGCTGCTCACTCATTCGTTGCCACCACAGGCAACCCCAACAATGCGCGCTTTTCGGCTTCCGTAAGGAAATCTGCCCCCGCAACCCGCGCCCATTGCGCATCCCGCTCGGCACTCAGCGCAGGCACCTGATCAAGATCCGGCTTCAGATCCACCAGCTCACCGGTGAATCCCGACAGCCAATGCGCCAGCGTCGCCGTCACCCGCGTCGCCAGCGGCAAAACCGTCAAGCGATAGAACGCCCGATGCGCTTCTTGATAGTTGGCATAAGTCGCATCGCCCTGAATGCCGATCAACATCGGCGGCACACCGAACGCGAGCGCAATCTCACGCGCAGCGGCTTCCTTGGTTTTCTGGAACTCCATGTCCGAGGGCGAAAAGCCCATCGGCTTCCAGTCCAGGCCGCCCTCCAGCAGCATCGGTCGCCCTGCATTGCGCGCGCCTTGATGATGGCTCTCCATCTCGCTCACCAGCCGTTCGTACTGGTCATTGCTCATGGCACCCTGTCCATCCGCCCCCTTGTAGATGATCGCTCCGGAGGGCCGCGCCGCATTATCAAGCAACGCCTTGGACCAGCGTGAAGCGGAATTATGCACATCCACCGCAGTGGCCGCCGCCTGCATCGGGCTAAAGCCATAATGGTCATCCTGCGGGTGAAAGTTACGCAGATGGCAGATCGGCGCGCCCTGCGTGGCATCAAACCGGTGCTTGCGCCCGCTCACCGCATATTCATATGCCACCGGCCAACCATCCGCCCCAGGCACAACGCTCATCCGATCAGATCGTAGCACATGCAGCTCCAGCGGCACGCCGGAGGCATCACCAACCGCCTCGACATAGCCATCCCCCGAAAGCAGCAGCTGCGCGTAAAGCGCCTCCAGTAGCTCCGCACGCCCCTGCGCCCCATTTGGCCGCGCCATCAGTGCCAGAACCGGATGCGTGTCATAACGCTGCTCAGCATCCTGACACACCAGCGGCAATGCCGCAGCCGCCTCTGCGATCAACTTGACCGAGCGAAAGCCGACGGGGTTGCCGGCGAAACCAGTGCGCGTCAACGAGACAGTGTCGCGCGGGCTCCATGCCACACGGCCCGAGCTATGCGTTGCCACAACTCGGCCCGTCGCCGATGCTTTCGCTTCCACTACTTCCGCTGCTCCGCGCTTTAGAAAATCAAACACCTAAGCTTCTCCTATCCCGTATCCCGTGGCCGTCCCGCTGCTTGGGCGCCTCTGAAACACAATCTCTCACCAAAGGTTTAACGTGGCCGGACCACACCGTGCGTTGCGCAACGCGGAACAGAACTTGCTCAACACGCATAAAAAAGGGGCTGTCAAAAATGCGTGTTGAGATCGCCTTAGCCTTGGCGAGAAATACCCGTATCCGGATTGAGCGGCCCTGTCTTGAGACCCAAATGGCAAACGAAAACCTATGGAAATCCGTTGATCCGCATGGATTTCACCGCCTCATCATGCCACGTGTGTCGCTTTCCTGAGGGCCATCACGTCCTTCGCGCACGGGCTCGTATTGGTGAAACCTGTTAGGTGAGGTTTACAGATGACTTCTCTATTCTTGGCCCGTCATCGTTTGTTGTTCGTGTTGCTCGGTGGGCTCGGCATCGCGACCGCTTTGGCTATGGACTTGCCTGCAAACCAAAAACTAGGGCGCCGGTGGCACCCGTTCGGTCTGTTCTTCCGTTGCAGATTGCGGTTGGTCAATCGGCCAGCACGATTTCACGACATTCCCTAAAAAAAAAGGAGGGCAACTGCCCTCCTCCTCCGCCCAAAAAATCTGCATGATCTATAACGAGCGTACCGTCGGTTGACGCCACTTGGCAGCAGGCTCGATCATCAACTCATGCAAGGCCCAAACCAGCGCATCCACACGGTCAGGCGATCCGCCCCCTTCGTAGCCATGCCGCGTCATCCGGCACATCTGGTCCTCAAGTCCGTCCAGATCAGGCAGATGCATAACGCGCCCTTGTTCATACAAAGCAGCGACAGGCTCGGCCCGTGCAACCTTGCCCCTGCTGGCATGCACGCCCTTGTAGGGCACGAGCGGATCAACCTGCCGGATCACCTCTTGCACCATCTGACCGCCCTGATTGACCTCGGCCACCAACCGGTCTGCGCCAAAACGCTCCATCGCGCTGATTGCCGCACGTGCCCAGCCGCTTGGCCCCATGCCGTTGACCGTGCAATCAGCCAGCACATAGGCGCGCCAGTCCTGCGGCGGCCCCTTGCTTTGCACCCCTGCCACCACAATCCCGCATTCATCTGCCGATGCACCTGATGTCGTCGCAGGATCAACCGCCACCACAATCCGGTCCAGCTCGGGAAGATCACGCTTGCGGCAAGCTTCCAGCATCGCTGTGGTCCACAATGCGCCCTCTGCATCAGCCAGCAAAACACCATCCAGCTCCTGCCGACCCAGCCGTGTCCCACGGTAGCGCGCGCGCACTTCCTCCAGAAAAGAGTCCGCCAGATTGGCGCGGTTCGCCTCTGTCGGCGCATGGGTAACAACCGTCGAGGGAGACTTCAGCAACGCCTTAAGCACGCCAACATTACGGGGCGTTGTTGTAACACAAACCTGCGGGCGTTCCCCAAGCCGCAAGGCAAATTGCAGCATGTCCCACGTGTCTTGCGCTTTTTTCCATTTCGCAATCTCGTCGACCCAGGCCGCATCAAACTGCGGGCCGCGCAACCCTTCGGGGTCATGTGCGGAATGCACCGTTGCCACAGCGCCGTTCGGCCAGACCAGCCGCTTGCGCGATCCTTCCCAATCGGGTCTGCGGTCCTCCGGCGAGCAAGCCAGAATGCCGCTATCCCCAAAGATCATGACTTCGCGCACCTGATCAATCGTTTCGCCAACCAGAGCGACCCGCTTACACCGCCCGGCATCCAACGGCCGCGCGCCTTCAACGGCGGATCGCACCCATTCTGCTCCCGCCCGCGTCTTACCGGCACCGCGCCCCCCCATGATCACCCATGACCGCCAATCCCCTTCAGGAGGCAGCTGATGCGGCATTGCCCAGAAATCAAACAGGTAAGGGAGAGCACGAAGCTCCCCCTCATCCAACTCATTCAGGAACCCTTCCTGAATCGATGGCGCAGCGGAGCCGATCCAGTTTGCACCCGATATCAGCGCGCGCTTTTTCCATGTCGAGGGCATAACTCCCGCGCGTAATTCCGGCTTGTTTTTTTCGGCAGTCAT